AAAAATATATCGCGCTGAATACACCAATGCCAAAATCAGAATGATGGATGTCAGGATTGGTGACACGATGTTGGTTTTGAATGCGAAACGACAATACTTACGATAGATGAAAATACAAAATTTATTTAATATTGGCATAATTGACAAGGATTCTGAAGGTCGTTTTGTTTCTGAAGGAAAATTAATCGATGCGGAAAACTTCTTCGTGAACACACTTGAGGGTTCGGGTGGCGGTGTTGGAAAAAACGCCTTGGGAAATGCCTTAAAAACTGCCTACAACATTACAGGAGGACATACCGTTGGACACGGAGCAAATACAAGCGAAAACAAGGTTTACAACTTCATAAAAGGAACTAATCACGATTATATTATTGAGTACGACAGCGAAACATTCGCATCAGCTATTGTGGCACAATCTACAACAGGAACACGATTGAATTTCCGTACAGGAGAACGTATTACGAATGTAGAAGTAATCTCCGGAAATACCGTTGCCGATACTTTGTTGATGTTTTCCGGCGACAGCAATCCGCCGAGGATTTTAAATATTGCTCGTTCCAAAACTTGGGGAGTTGACGGATTTACCGCCGAGGAAATTATGCTTATTAAAGCGCCTCCATTATACCCTCCAACGGTTACGCAAATCAACACATTGGACGAAAAAGAAAACTTCTTGGAGGACAAGTATGTTTCTTTTGCCACGCGCTATAAATACAAAGATAATTACTACTCGGCCATTTCCTCTTGGCAGGAATATGCGTTTACGCCTGATCGCTTTTCATTGGATATAGGTTCCTGCGAAAACAAAGGTATGATTAATACTTTTAACGGGTGCGATATTACTTTTATCACAGGACCAAGAGAGGTTATTGCTGTAGATTTACTGTTTAAATTCTCGAATTCAACCACTGTTTATAAAGTAGACCAATACATAAAAACAGAAGAATCTTGGGCGGACAACGTGACTATTCCGGCACCAATTCGTTTTACGAACAACAAAATATTTTCGGTTTTGCCCGAAGACCAATATTTCAGATCCTACGACAACGTTCCGGAAAGTGTAGTTGCGGGAACGATAGCGGGTAATCGCGTTATGTACGCAAATTATGTTGAAGGAAAAGACCTGATTGACAAAAACGGAAACCCCGTGGTTATGGATTATACCGTGGGAGTTTCGTCGTTATTGCAAGATACGGAAACCGTGGCCACGGCCAAAATATCGGCCACTTCCCTATTTGATGCTTCGTCTATTGTAGACGGGAAAATACGATTGGATTTTACAGGTACTTCCTTGAAAAAAGATGGTGCCATTTCTGTTTTGTTCAACATAAAATCTATTCCTGTTGTTCCGGCCTTAACTCCAGATAGGTCAATATTTATTTTTGACAAGCCTTATGTGGTCGTTTTGGACAAGGATTACGCCAATATTACTGCGGTTATCACCGATGACGCCATCAATGGATTCAAGTCAGGAATTGAGGGTTATTTAAGCGATTTATTTAAGGCTACATTAGTACCTCCTACGGATTTAGGATTTTATTCTTTAGACTTTCCACCATCGTTATTTAATGGATTCACAGTTTCTACGGTTAGCGCCAACATCATTGACATTGTGCTTCCGTCGATAAAATATGAAATTGAAGTTTTGCCGGCGGGTCCCAATACTTTCGTAAAAGAGTATATGCAAGACAGCGTGACTACTGCCTATGTAGATTCCATTGGCAGCAAAAAAAGTATGAAAAGCTATCGCGGATATGAATTGATTGCTTTATATCAAGATCCACAAGGAAGAAAAACAACGGCGCTTGCAAGTTCTAACAATACCGTATTCATTCCGTTATCGAAATCTACTTCCAAGAACACGCTTACGGTAAATATGGGAACCACGATGCCTCCTGCTTGGGCGACAACCTACAAATTTGCCATAAAAGAAACGATTAAAACATACGAAGAAATTTACATCACAGATTTTTATGTAGATGGGAATTATAGATGGGTGCGACTTGAAGGAACGAGCAAAAACAAAGTTGCAGAAGGAGATGTTTTATTGCTAAAAAGAGATTCATCAAGCGTTATTACTAAACCTATCAAGGTGAAAGTGTTGGAGATAAAAACCCAAGATGTAGATTTTGTTGCCGGAGGAGTTTCGGAAACGGCAGGGCTTTATATGAAGATAAAACCCGAAGGATTTGATATGCCTTACAATCCTGATGGGTACAAAGAATATTTAGGATATGCGGGAGCGAGAAGCGGACATCCAACCGTTACTTTGACTATTCCAAATTCAGTTTTGACCAGCAATATCCCACAAAATTCCATATTGACAATTACCCTAAAAAGTAATTTCAGCAACGAAGACGAGTTTAATAATTACGAAACCACAGTTGTGGCCACAAGTGATTATCCCAACTTCCAAACATTCTACAACGCCCAAATCGCCACAATGGATTTTATTGGTGACAATACAGGCGTTGATTTTGCCGGAGAGTTTCAGCATTCATCACCAGGAGTTGACAAATTGACCATCCGAGGAACATCCGACGGGCGAAACACGGTTGTTAATCCTAAAAGCGGCTTTGTGGACGTGAAAGTTACGCTACGAACTACCGCAGGTTTTATGATTTTTGAAAAACAAGGAATAGAAGACAGTTCTAATATCTTCTACGAAACTCCAGACGTGTTCACGATCACCGCAGGAAACCATCAATATACCAATCATTTGTTGTCGAAAACATTCAATTGTTTTATGCAGGGAAATGGCGCAGAAAGTTACCAAATCAGGGATGCTTTTAACGAAAAGTATTTATCCATAGACTTTTTGCCGACGGCGGTTAGCGCAGATGGGTTCAAAAAAGTAAATCGCCAAACAGATATTACGTATTCCGGAGTTTATAATTCAAGCACCAACGTAAACAGGCTAAATGAATTTAATTTGTATTTGGCGAATTTCAAGGAAGACATTGAAAAGAGTTATGGCCCTATCCTGAAAATAAAAGGTACCGATACCAATATCGAAGTCTATCAAGAAGATAAATGCAGCAAGGTTTATTACGGAAAAGACTTGTTGTATAACGCCGACGGAAGCACGAATTTAACCAAAATAGAAGCGGTTTTGGGGCAACAAGAAATGTACGGTGGAGAATATGGGATTTCCTATCATCCGGAAAGTTTTGACGAATATGCGTTTAACTCCTATTTAACCGACACGAAACGAGGAATTGTGTTGAAGAAATCAAACAACGGACTGTTTGAAATTTCAAGCCAGGGAATGAATTCGTATTTCAAGAAACTATTTCGTGACAACGCAATCAATCAAATCATTGGAGAATACGACCAATACCACGATGTATTCGTACTAAATATAAAATATAATAGCGGTTCTTACGTAACTTGGATTTATAGCGATAAGGATAATGGGTGGTTGGGTAGAATAACTTTCAATCCAGATGACCTTTGTAGAATTAATGGTAAATTTTTATCATTCAAAAACGGTGAAATCTATCAACATAACGAATCTGTTAGGAACACTTTTTATGGAATAGAATACCCAAGTAAATTTACGATAAATTTCCCTCACGAGCCTAGCACAAGGAAAAATTATAAAACACTAGAAATAGAAGGTTCTATTGCTCCTGATATAATTCTAACTTCTGATTTTGACAAAGGTTACATTAATTCAGTGGATTTCACGAAGGAAGAAGGAGTATTTAAGTCTTTTACTAGACTTTCAAATGACGTTGTTGATACGTCTTTATTATCCGTACAAGGCATAGGAAATGTATTGGCGATTTCGGGATTAGTTTTGAGTTTTTCTTTTGAATTAGACAATGCTATTTCTATCGGCGACGACGTTAGAAATTTAGATAACGAATTAGTAGGAACTATTACTAATAAAACAGCCACTACGCTAACTTTAAATGCGGTTGCAAATATCGTTGCGAGTGACTATGTTATGTGTTCAAAGGCTCAAAGCGCAAATGTCAACTCATTATTAGGCTATCATCTTGAAGTAAGCGGAAGTTTTTCAAGCCAAGAAAAGCAGTCGATATTTGCAATAAATAGCGAGGTAGTGAAATCATTCAACTAGCAATTTTTAGCGCATTTTGACAAGCATTATGCGCTTCAATTTCCGTGTTAAATGTCCCTATGTATTTTCGTTTACCATTAATAGGTATAACAACCTCCCATTTATTCGTAGATTTACGTAAACTAACACCTTTATATTTGGAAGATTTATCTTTTATATTAGTCATTATTGGTAAATTATTATCGTGGCAAAAAAGAGCATTTTCATAATATTCTGACGCTTCTGATTCTATCAAGAAGAATCCTAAATGGACTTTCTTTTTATTAAGTACAATTGATGAAGCCCATTTTTTATTAATCTTATCCCAAAATACTCCTGTATATGAAGATGTAGATTTTATGTGTTTTCTATTTGAATTAACTCTATTAGTGACAATTCTTAAATTAGAAGGTTTATTGTTTAATTTATTATTTGGATCATCTGTTTTAATATGGTCAACGACTAATAACATTCCACATCTGTAATGTCCTAAAAATGATTCAGCTACAATTTGGTGAACTTTAATTCTTTTTATTGTCTTGTTAACACATAGGGTTACAGCAAAATACATACCATCTATTCCTTGTTTTAATATTATTTCTTTTATTGGATAATTATGAACAGAAAGACGGCACAGGCTTTTAATTCTTCCTAAATCGCTTACTTTATATAATCCTTCATATCCAACTACGTCTCTCCATTCTTCGCAACAAATTAATCCGTCGTCGTCGATGTAAAACAAATTCTCTAAACTTAAATTTTTACAGTATTCCATAATTAAAAAACCCAAGCAAAAGAGGTCGTCGTCTCAAATACTTGGGAATTTTATAAAATTGTTATATAGCGACGACTCTACAATGACAAAGATAGTAAAAAATAAACGACAACAAATGTTTGTAGTCTATTTATTTTTACCTTTGTTAAAATTAAAACGATGTCATTAAACACAGACTTAATTTCAATACACACTCTAACAAATCAAATTGATGAATTGGAAGGAGTGATGGTAGATAACTTTCCGTTAGTTGAATGCCCTGTTACACATCATCATTCAGACGGGATGTATGTACGAGAACTATTTTTACCAAAAGATACATTGGTTACTTCAAAAATACATAAAACTCAACATCCTTTTTTTTTAATGAAAGGTAAATGTATGGTTTGGATAGACGGAGTAGAACAAATTATCGAAGCGCCATTTATTGGAATTACACAGCCAAATACAAGACGAGTTGTTTACGCTTTAGAGAATTCTATATGGGCAACTTCACATTCGGTTAGTAACGACGAAACTTTAGAGCAAATAGAGGAAAGAATTATAGAGAGTCACGAAAACCCTCATATATCATT